GTCGAGGGGTACGGTGAGATCAGGGCCGCACGCCGGAAGGTAAGGGAGTGGCCTAATTGTCACGATGATCGAGCGGTCTGCATATCGGCCGGTCGGGTCATCGGCGCAACCCTCAGAAGTGTCATGGAGCAGAGCTTCCCGGTCTGACACCCTTGGGACTGCCGCACACACAACGGCGAGTTAACCAAGGCAGATACAGGGAAGCGTCTCGCAATCACGGGGAGCTTCCCATTTTTTCGGTCGATCTGCGTTACCCCAACATTTCGATGGTGAAGCCCTTCATCGCTGCGCAGCTCGGCGTCGCGCTGGACTCGGGGCACTGCTGCGCATGTGCCGAGATATGCACTGTATCTCTCAATGGCTGGATCATCGTCCTGGGTGAGAATGAGGACGCAACTTTCTGCTGCCAGCGTCACACACCGTGGGGCGCGTGGGGTGGATCCAAGCGACTATCGGCATGAGGGCACAATGGCACAGGCGATTCAGGAGTTCGAACCGTTCGACGATCGCGCATGGGAGCTGGTGCGCGGTCTGGTCAAGGATCACTTCGGCGTCGAGGTGCCTGCCGACAAGATCACCGACACGATCAACAAGGACGGCTTTCAGCTCGCATACACCTACGATCGCGTGCAGAAGTGCTTCCGCGTGCAGCTCTTGGGCTGGCCCTACTTCACGAGCGCGCTCACGATCAATGAGAAAATCCACATGCTCTGCGAGAATGCGGTGATCCAGTCCGAGGAAGAGGCACACGCAGCAGCGAAGGGCAAAGGGAAGCGCTGAGGGTTTGTAAGTTCCCACGGTTTGCGTTTCCCGGGCGGGCCGCGCGACACTGTGGGCAGCAGAGCCGTTACCGACTGATGCGTGGTGCAGAAGTTCCCCTTCGTGCGCGCGTGAGTCGGAACGGCTCTTGCAGTTTGCGGGAGACAATATGCCGACGAAGACGCAGCCGAAGCCGATCACGAAGCTGTCGCAGCTCACGCCCGACACGCGCAACGCGAACCGGGGCACCGAGCGCGGCTCGCAGATGATCGAGAGCAGCCTGCGCAAGTACGGCGCGGGGCGGTCAATTCTCATCGACAAGCATGGGCAGATCATCGCTGGCAACAAGACCGCAGAGCACGCAGCGTCTATCGGAATAGACGACGTGGTGGTCGTGCAGACGGACGGCACGAAGGTGGTCGCGGTGCAGCGCATGGACCTCGATCTGAAGAAGGACAAGGCCGCGATCGAGCTGGCGATCGCCGACAACCGCGCCGGGCAGGTCTCGCTCGAATGGGACGAAGGCGTGCTCGAATCGCTGCAATCGGTCGGCGCTGTCGATCTGTCGCAATTCTGGACGAAGGACGAGCTGGAGCATCTGCTGGGCGGCGAAGGTGGCCGCGCTGCCGCGCTCGTGCAGCAGGAAGCCTTCAGTTACAAGCTCATCGTGGATTGTCGCGATGAGAAGCATCAGGCCGAGCTGATGGGGAAGCTGGAGAGCGAAGGTCTGAAGGTGCACACGCTCATCTCCTGAGCAAGTGTCTGAAGGAAACTTTTCAAAGTCTGAAGGAAAGAGGCCCGCCCATGCCTGCAATCGATCTGACCGTGGAGTCCCACGTTGAGCCAACCATCCGCGTCCGACAGCTCTCGTCCATGTTCGACGTGCCGCTCGAAGAGCAACAGCGCATCCGCTTCAAGGGCGAGCTGCCGATCGAGGGCGATGACTGGCAGATCGGGTTGATCGTCGGCCCCTCGGGGTCAGGCAAGAGCACGATCCTGCGGGAGGTCTTCGGCACGCCGCAGCAGCTCGCATGGCCCGAGGGCTTGGCGACGATCGATTGCTTCGATAAGGCGCAGAGCGTGCAGGACATCGCGGGCATCTGTCAGTCGGTCGGGTTCAACACCATCCCGGCGTGGATGCGCCCCTATGCGGTGCTGTCGAATGGTGAGAAGTTCCGGGTGGAGCTGGCGCGGCACATGCTCACCGATGACGCGATCGTCATGGACGAGTTCACCAGCGTGGTCGATCGACAGGTGGCGCAGATCGGCTCGCACGCCGTGCAGAAGTACATTCGCAAGCATCCCAAGAAGCGCTTCGTGGCGGCGTCGTGTCATTACGACATCATCGACTGGCTTCAGCCGGATTGGATCTTCGAGCCGGCCACAATGCACTTTGCACGGAGGTCACTTCGAGGGCGCCCCGCTCTCGATGTCGAGATCAGGCGTTGCCCCTACGACCTTTGGCAGCTCTTCGCTCCGTTTCACTATCTGACGGCCGAGCTGAATCGAGCGGCGGCGTGCTTCACGCTCTACGTTGGCGGGCGCGCTGCTGCATTCGCTGGCGTGCTGCATCGCCCGCATGCGCAGGCCAAGAACATCAAAGGGCTGTCCCGACTGGTCACGCTTCCTGACTGGCAAGGTCTCGCGCTCGGTCCGATGCTCGCAGAGAAGATGGGCGCAGCGTACACCGGAGCAGGCTTTCGCTTTCGCACCTACCCGGCGCACCCAGCACTGATCAGAGCCTTCGCGCATCGCAGTGACCTGTGGCGACTCACCAAGCAGGGCGGGCATTTCTCACCGCGCGCTGGTGTCACGAGCACGACGGGGCAAAAGGGCGGGCGTCCTTGTGCGGTCTTCGAGTACATCGGCGGTGCTATGGACTCGCGAGCGGCGAAACGGTTGATTGATAAGGGGTAGGGAGTCATGGGGCGACCGAAGAAGCCGGTAGACGAGCGAGCCGTGCAGGTGTTGGCCGGGCTCGGTCTGAGCGTGAAGGACATCGCCCATGTGATGAACATCCACGAGCGCAATCTGCAACGCCGTTTCGCCACCACATTAGAAAAAGGCCGCGCCACCGTAAAATCGTCGCTGTTACGGCGTCAATTCGAGCTTGCGATGGGTGGCAACGTGACGATGCTGATCTGGCTCGGCAAGCAACTGCTCGCGCAGAGCGACAAGCGCACGATCGGCGTCGAGAATGCCGATCGGCTGAAAGAGCTGGCCGATGGCGTGATGGCGGGACTCGCCGAAGCAGCCGACGAAGAGTAAGGGGGAAGGATGAAGCCATTCTCGCCCAAGGGTGCGCGACTGATCGCGCGCCGCCCCGAGCGGGATGCGTTCATGACGATCCTCGAGGGTTCGATTCGCGCGGGCAAGACCTGGGTGATGCTCGCCAAGCTGATCTTCGCGCTGCGCTTTTACAAGGTCGAAGGACATCGCGTCATCGTCGGCCAGTCGATCAAAGCCATCTATAACAACGTCCTGAAGGACCTCTTCGAGTTCATCGGCGACGCCAATTACACATTCAATCGCAGCTCGGGCGAGCTGTGGTTATTCGGTCAGCGCTGGATCGTCATCGGTGCGAAGGACGAAGGTGCAGAGCGCGCGATCCGCGGTCTCACCATCGGCCTGCTGTATGTCGATGAAGTCGTGCTGCTGCCTTACAACGTCTTCCAGCAGTTACTTGGTCGTATGTCACCGGACGGCGCGCGCTTCTACGGCACGACCAACCCAGACAAGCCGTCGCACTGGCTGAAAGAAGAGTACCTAGACAACGAAAAGCTGCCCGAGGGCTACATCCGATCGCTGCACTTCACGATGGACGACAACCTCTCGCTGTCAGCATTCAAGCGCGCACAGTACGAGGCCAGCTTCAAGGGCGTCTTCTACGAGCGCATGATTCGCGGCAAGTGGGTGATCGCCGAGGGCGCAATCTATCGCGACGTGTGGAACGAGCTGCTGCTGTATGACGATGCGCCGATCGGCATGAAGGGGCAGGGCGGGCACATCGACCACTTCACGGTGTGCGACTACGGGACCACCAATCAGTTCGTGCTCTCCGATGTCTGGGACGATGGGCGCGTGCTGTGGTTCGATGACGAGTACGTCTGGGACTCCAACAAGGAGCGCAGGCAAAAGACCGATGAGCAGTACGTCGAGGACACGATCGACTTCATGCGCAAGACCGGCGCATACGGCGAAGTGGTGCTCGATCCCTCGGCTGCATCGTTCAAGGTCGCACTAAAGCAGCGCGGGATCTTCGTCAAGGATGCCGACAATGAGGTGATCGACGGCATTCGCATGACGATGAGCATGCTCGGCAATCGGCTCATCCGCTTTAATCGGCGCTGTAAGAACGCGATCAAACAGATGCCGAACTACGCATGGGACCCGAAGGCCGCGAAGCATGGCGAGGAAGAGCCGCTGAAGGTGGACGATCACTCGCCGGATACGGTGCGGTACGCTGTCAAGACCAAGGTTCCGGCGTATCGCGTGCAAGCGATCGCCGCATGAGGGGGCATCAGTGACGACTGATCAGCAGCGCCGCGTGGCGCAGATCGCGTATGAAGCGTATGTAACGGCAGCGGGCGGCAAGTCGCTGGTGAGCGGCGATCCACTGCCGCAGTGGGCAGCTCTGCCGCTGATCATTCAGCAGGCATGGATCGCAGCGAGCGCAGCCGTGCAGACCGCCGTGGCCGCTGCGTCGGCTGGCTTGCGGCACCTGTAAAGCAGCACTTTACAAGCGAAGGGAGGGCGCTCATGGCGTCTCGACGTGGTGTGCGCTCTCGGGCGCAGGAAGTCTACTCACGAGAGCAGTACACGAACATCGAGCGCATGGCCTCACTGGGCGTCGATGTGAACCGGCTGGCAGCGCTCGCGATGAAGTACGACAAGCGCGGCGGTGGCGGCGATCGCATCGGCCTCGACTCGTACAGTAACCCGCTGGCGCGGCAGGGATGGGGCACCAGCTCGCTCGCCGAGGCTGCGTGGTATCCGATCACGCGAATCACCAATGACTGGTACACGATCAATTCGCTGTATCGCAATAGCTGGCTGATCCGGCGTCTGATCGATACCGTCGCGCACGATATGACGAAGGCGTGGATCAGGATCAATAGCTCGATCAACGCCAAGAAGATCAAGGACATCATGCGCGTGATGCAGAAGACACGCACGCGCGCAGCGACCACGAACTGTCTGCGCTGGTCGCGACTGTACGGCGGCGCTGGCGGCGTGATGATCCTCAAGGGGCACGATCTCGAAGAGCCGCTGGAGCTCGACATGGTGAACCCTGACGACTATCAGGGACTCATCGTCTTCGATCGCTGGTCGGGCATCATCCCCGAGGGCTGGGTGATGGGCGACATCGAAGATCCCAGCAGCTTCGAGCTGCCGGAGTATTACACCTGCACGACGAGCGACACCGATCTGACCGTGAAGGTGCACGCCAGCCGCGTGCTGCGCTTCGACAATCGCACGCTGCCGCAGTGGGAACGGCAGGCCGCGATGGGCTGGGGTGAGTCCGAGGTCGAGGTCGTTTATGAGGAGATGAAGAAGCGCGACAATACCTCCTTTGCGATCGTGAACCTGCTCTTCCGCGCGAATCTGCTCGCAGTGAACGGCATCGACAACGCCGAGCAGCTTTTCGGCGTCGGCTCGGATGTGGCAAAGCAGCGCATGCACCGCGCGATCTCCGAGATGAATCACATGCTGTCCAATCAAGGGCTGCTGACGCTGCCCAAGGACGCGCAGCTCCAGACGCATCAGTATAGCTTCGGCGGCGTGGGCGATGTCTATCAGCTCTTCGCGCTGGATATGTGCGGCGCAGCCGAGATGCCGATGACCAAGCTCTTCGGGCGCACCGCGACCGGGCTCGGCCAGTCGAATGATGCCGACGAGCAGATGTGGGAGGACAAGATCGCGACCGATCAGAGCTTTAATCTCCGACCGGAGATGGAAGACAAGCTGATCCCGGTGATCGCGATGAGCACATGGGGTCAGGTGCCCGACGATCTGGACTGGTCGTTCAACTCGATCCACAAGGCGACCGACAAGGAGCAAGCGGAGCTGGCGAAGACCAAG